TATTTACTTCCTGCCAATGGGTGAGTGCTACGCCTGGTTCGTAATTGGCAAAATTGTCTTGCACGGCTATGTAATATTTTCCATTATGGGTGACCTTTGACCCGTAATTATATCCAACACTACTGGACCCACTCCAAATTGCAAATGACGATACAGCGTTAACTACCACATTTCGTGTTACTTGGGTTGCCACATTTCCTGCAGCATCGCTGGCACTGTAAGTTAAAGTGTAGGTACCTGGAGTATTAGTGAACACTGCGCCGACTCCTGAAATATTGTAGTCTACGTCAATATCGTCGCTCACGGTGGCTCCAGGGTCACTAAAGGTATCGCCTTCGTTTAGCGTTATCGGATTGGTTCCGATAAGAGTAATTACTGGGGCAACTATATCTGGAGGCGGAGGCACAGCAGACACAACGACATTTCGATTTACTGAGGTAGCTATATTGCCAGCCGCATCCGTCGCGGAATAGGTCAAAACATAAGTGCCAGGCGCAGCCGCATTCACCGTCCCTGCACCCAAGATCACTCTTGCCGCATCCACGTCATCCGTTACATTAGCCCCAGCGTCCGTAAATACATCTCCAACATTAAGGTTCACCGTATTAGCTCCAATAAGCGTTATCACTGGAGCCACCACATCGTTTACAATCACGCTCCGCGTCACAGGCGTAGCCACGTTCCCTGCAGCATCGAGGGCTCTGTAAGTTCTAGTGTATGTGCCGGCTGTCGAGGTGTCTACCAACCCTGTTCCGGTTATGCTGTGTGTAGCGTCAACATTGTCACTCACGGTGGCTCCGGGGTCACTAAAGATATCTCCCACATTAAGGGAGATAGTACTAGCCCCTATTAACGACACTACAGGGGGAACAGTATCTAGAACTACAACTGGTGCAATATTTACACCGGTGTCTGTGATTTCGTAATTTTCTTCTATTTCGAGTAGACTTTGCTGCGCTTCTAAATCTACAATCAATTTTTGCAGCTCGAAAGTAATTGAGTTAAAAATAGCTTTCAACTCTTCTTGAGTGCCCGCTATAAGTTCTACTTTACTTACTCTGAAATAAGACGAATAAGCTGTGGGGATGTTTACAGGCAAATCTGACATCTGCACAGGAGAGCACACAGCCACAAAAAATTCATCAGGTGTGTCGTTAGTAAAATTTACTAATTTTTGTTTGACGAACACTTCTTTCTCTATATCTTGACTACTCGTGATCTCTAGCACCATCGAATATGCGGAAAGATTGGCACGATACGTGACAGTTTTTTTATTTAAATTTAAACGCAGCATACGAAATTAAAAATTGCTTGAGGTATAGATTAATATAGTTTAACACAACAGACAAGATGAATATAGACGATACATATGTACAGCCAGGTGATTTAGTTATTGGAAATAGAGATCCTTTGAAAGCGGTTTTTGCCGCCGATGGACGTAGGCTTACTGACGGTGTAACAATGGCAGGTTCTGAAAAAGAGCTAGAAAATATAAAACAACAATCCTTGAACCATGCCTTAAAAACTGGAGGGACACACACAAAGCCAAATTTCATTTCAACCCAAACAAAAAATAAAAAAATTAAAAAAAACTTACAAGTTCCTATAGCTGTATATGAAGATTTTGAATCAGTCGAGGAACCTCTTGTGAAAAATCGAGCCGAGCTTGTAATTTTTGAAAACTCATTTGGTCGGATGAGGGTACAAGTTCAAAACATACTGGAACACGATTTAGCTTTTTTACTTATCTTTTCTGACGCTTCTCAAGTTATTTTTGAGCCTAAAGTAGGAGAGTCCTTGACTTTTACTAGAGCTGGTGAGAGATTTAACGTTTACTACCCTGGAGTTATATTTGATTGGACGACGGGTGACGAAAAAGCTATGATACTTTTTAAGATACCTGCCGAAAACAATGATGACTAAATATGGTGTAGTTACAGAAAAATCTAAAAGCGATTTTAGCTCCGAAAAAAAAGCTGAATATTATGATGCTTTAGGCTACAGTCTAGCCGACGAAGAAAACAAGCATTTTTTAAAATTACCAAAACCTATAAAAGAACTTGAAAGCTCAAGCTTCCAAGAAAGAGCATAAACATCTTTTATAAAAACTATCCTAAGCAGTCTAACTATAACTCACTATGTTTAATTCCAATGAACCTCAATCGTATTTTGGTGCAGGTATGACCGGCCGAGACCGATACAGTAACCCTTTTTATAACATTCCTTTGCAGTACCTTCCTATGAATATGGAAGGTATGTTGCTATGGGCCGAGCATTTTCTTTTTAGAAATGGTTTTTATAAACAGGCGTTAAACCGTATAGCTAACTATTTTATTACTTCTTTAAATATAGAATGTGATGATAAAGAAGCTAAAGATAGGTATCAGGAAGTATTTGAAAAGTTAAAATGGCGGCAAATATTAAGCGTAGCTGGGTTAAACTTGCTCGCTTATGGCAATTCTTTTATTACCGTCAACCAAGGATTCAATCGTAATTTATCTTGTCCTAAATGTGGCAGAGTTGACAATATAGACAAATTGGAAGATTTTGAATTTAACAAAGGTAAGTACGTTAAACGTTGTTTAAAATGTAGTTATAAAGGCGAACATAGTGTTATAGACAAACCTTCTAGCGATATAGATAAAATACACGTAGTACATTGGCCAGCTAAAGAAATTAAAATTCGTAATGAAGATACCACAGGAGAATACGAGTATTTTTGGGATATTCCTCAGCAGTACATTAAAAAAGTAACTACTAAAAATAATAAATTTTACAGTAAAAAAACTCCTAAGGTGATATATAACTGTATTTTTGAAAAAAAGATGTTGTCGTTTAATACGAAAAACTTCATGCATCTAAAATTAGATACGCCTTGTACAATACGTACCGACGGAAAAGCTATACCTCCAAGCATGTTTTTATTTGAAGATATGTTTATGCTGCAGACTTTAAAAAAATATAACGAGGTTATATGTTATGAAGATATCGCCCCATTCAGGGTTATATCTATGAGCACCGAGAATAACTCAGCCGCTAATCCTATTTTGCATCAAAACGGGGGAATCTGGGCTTCAAGTGTGGATGAAATGATCGACGAGCATAGAAAAGACCCAGGAGCCTACCATAAATTCCCATTTCCTTTAAACTATCAACAACTAGGTGGGGAAGGTAAAAATCTAGCTCCTGTGGAGTTAATGGAAAATTATAAAAACAATATATTAAATGCTCTAGATATTCCTGTAGAGCTTTTTCAAATGACTTTGAAAACCGATACTGCTGGTCCGGCTTTGAGACTTTTTGAAAATTCTTGGAACGTCATACCTACAAACTATAATCAGTTGTTAAATCACGTAGCTGAAGTTGTAGGTAAAATACTTTCGTTGCCTGCTGCAAAAGTTGGGTTGATACCTATTACTTTTTCTGACGATGTTGAACGTAAATCTGTCATAGGGCAGCTAGTCTCTGCTAATGCAATAGCTCGTTCTGAGTTGCTAAAGCTTTATAATTTTGATTATGAGGACCAGCTTAGGAAAAAGAATGACGAGGATCGCATAGCTAAAGACATACAAAAAGAAACTGCAGAAGAAGAACAATTTGCCCAGCAAACTGAGGCTAATGGGGGTGGAGGAGCACAAGGACAGCAAACTACCCCCCAAGATGCCCTTAGTCAGGCTCAAGATATAGCTTCACAACTCTATCCTCTAGACGGGGCGCAACGCAGGGCAAAACTGCAAGAAATCAAAGCTACAGATCAATCACTATACGCTTCAGTTAAAGCTCAACTTGAACAAATGACTTCAGATGCAAGAAAATCTGGAGTAGCCAGCAGTAAACAACAAAACACACAATAATTATGGAAACTCAGGTATATCGCTGCGCAATAAGTAATAAACCTATTCCGCCTGAACGGGTGGAAGCTCTACGTATGTTAGGGACACCTGAAAATAGGTGGACTTGTGTTGAGCACTCTATAGAAAAACCTCGGCAAGGTATTTTTTTAGGGGAGGCGGGCACCAGCAAACTTCTTTTCGTAGATAAAGTTTACGACAACTCTGTACGTACAGTATTTAAAGCGGAAAGAGAAGTTAGTGAAGAAGAAGACGGGTTGGATGAAAAACCCCATCATTACTCTGAAAAAGAAATAAAATATTACGCACAATACGATGAAACTGAAAAGAAAACCTCGGCTTCTCCCTAGTTGAGAGATTATTTTTTACTTGTACCTACCCCCTGTTTGGGGGTAATATAGTGCGCTATGGCCAATAGTTCAGTACTAGCTAGATTACCTGTTCGTGGAACTGTTGTTGACAGTGTTGGACCCGCTGACGCCTTTAAAATACCACTACTTAATGCTGATGGTAAGCTAAACGTTTCTTTGCTGGACAACGGTTCCCCGATATATAACGTTTTAGGTATATCGTATGGAACTATAAGTTTTGATACGCCTGCCGTTACACCTAACGCTCCCACCACAGGCGTAAAGCTTTTTTTAGATGCTAACCAGATTTTCCAGACAGTAGATTCTGCAGGTTTGATTAGCCCGTTGGGGGGCGGAGGAGTTGGAGGGGGAACAAATGCCAACTGGGCAGCCACTAGCGGAGCATCTTTTATTCTAAACAAACCACTTTTAGGTACAGCAGCCTACACAAATTCAACAGCCTACGCAACTGCAGCACAGGGAATTTTAGCAAATACGGCCTCGCAACCGGGACATACTCATGTCGCCTCAGATATAACAGATTTGTCTGTTGCTTTAGCCTCTAAAGGTCCTTTAGATAACCCTAACTTTACTGGTGTTGTAACAGGAGTCACAAAAACTATGGTGGGGCTCGGGGCGGTCGATAACACCAGCGATGTAGACAAGCCTATATCTACAGCACAGCAAACTGCATTAAACTTTAAGTCTGATATAGGACACACGCATACAGTGTCGGAAATAACAGATTTTACTTCAGTGTTGAGTAATGCGCTAATCACTTCAACCTATTCTACAGCTATACCTGACGCTACTTATTCGGTGGCGGTAGGGGGAGCCACTGCGCAACCAGCTTCGACATGGAAAACAAAAACTTTAGTACAAGCATTAGATACTATTTTGTTCCCTACTATTTTAGCTTCTGTTGCAAGCGCTAAATCTCTATCTTTGGCTTGGCACACTAACAGCACCTTGAAAACTTCCCCTGTCGAGGTGGGAGTTGTACACGCCTTAGCTTTCAGTTATACTTTCAACCAAGGACAAATTACAAACGGTACGGGGCTATCAGGGCCGGTACTTGTGGGGACCGTGGTGGGAAATACTACAGTTAGCGGGGTAGGCCTTACAGGTTCGCAAATATTCACAATCGGGCAACTTTTTTCAAATGTAGCTATAGTCTCTGGAACAAATACCTGGACTGTTTCAGTTAACTACGATGTAGGTACAGGTACCTACTACGACAATAAAGGCGTCGTAGGTACCAATCTTGACAGTAGCCGCGTAGCAGGAAGTATAAGTTCTCAAATATCTGTACAGGGGCTGTATCCTTATTACGTATTGAAATCTCCTGTAGTTTTTACGGACGCACAATTTAAAAGTGCTATTGCTGCCGGGGTAGCCACAGCAATCCATGCCAATGCACAGCTCACCAAATATGTAGCTTCAGCTTCAGGAACGTTGTCCGTACCTTACAATATGTCCGGGCAATACTTAGGAGTAGCATACGCCGCCAGTAATACACAAAAAACTCTTTATTTTGTCACTACTTT